CTAAAGCACAATTGGATTACGATGTAACAGTTGTAAACAAGGTGTTGCAATTCATCGCTGGTTATGTAAAGGTATCTCGTCAAATGGTTGATGATCTTCCTTTCTTGAACGCATATTTGCAGCAGTCTTTGATCGAAGACTTCCAAAGAGCTGAAGACACCTATTATTTGAACGACCTCGCTGCTTCTGCAACCGCTGGTTCTTCAAGTGGTGCTAACACAGCTGAGAAGTTCGTAGATTACGTTGCACAGTTGGGTTCTTCTAACTGGAACGCAAACTTGATCTTGACTACACACGCTGGTTGGGCTAACGTATTGAAAACATTGCCTGCTAACGGTTCTTACTCTGTACCTGGTGGTATCACTATCGATGCTCAAGGTAACGTTAGAATCATGGGTATCCCAGTTGTACCACATTCTTTGGTTACAGCTTCTAAGGCTTATGTTCTCGATACAACTAAGTTCGCTATTGCTCAGCAAAGCGGTCTTGCAGTAAGAAGCACTGAGTTCGATTCTGATGATTTCCAGAAGAACTTGATCACCTTCCGTTGCGAGGCTCGTTGCGATTTGATGCAATTCCAGCCGAGTGCCTGCATCTATGGTGCTATCTAATTTGCCCATACATAAAAACAAAAGGGAGGCCCGTAAGCCTCCTTTTTTTTAACTATGCCATACTCATACGATTACTTCAAAATAGATGTGTGTAAACACATCATAAAAACACAACCTCAATCATCTAAAATTTTAGATGTAGGTGCTGGTAGTGGTAAATACGGAGGAATGCTGCGTATGTGGTTTAATAACATAGATGCGCTTGAAATATTCGAGCCGTATATAGAGCAATTTAATCTAAAAGAAATTTACAATAACGTATACAATGACAATATCATACATTTTGATATTGCGGAATACGATTACATAATAATGGGTGATATACTAGAGCATTTGACTATTGAAGATGCAAAAGAATTAATAAAAAAAATTACGCATAATGGCAATAAATGTCTTGTTGCGATTCCTTATACAATGGAGCAAGGTGTGGTAAATGGAAATATTTATGAGACGCATTTGCAGCCAGATTTAACACATGAAGTATTTTTGTTTAGATATCCAATGATGAAAGAACTATATCGCAATCACGAATACGGATATTATATAAACTATTAACTATGAATATACTTGCTTCTATTCACTTATATCCACCAGGCCACAATTGTGGTGCCGAATATATGATCCATTGGATGCTTAAAGATTTGCAAAGCAAAGGTCATCATATAAAAGTATTACTACATCAAGCAAACAAATACCGCATCAGAAATAATTATGTCTTTGATGGCATTGATGTATTTCCTCCAAATGAAAATGTGATTGATAGTCTCATGCGTTGGAGCCATGCAATTTTTACTCATTTGGACTATACAAGATGGACAATTGCAAGTGCTGCACTCTATAAAAAACCAGTCTTTCATCTCATTCATAATAGCCATCCCTACCCCGAAATCATAGGTGCAAGGCACAATCAACATATTGTGTATAACTCTTTATGGCTAAAAAACCTATTAAATTACCAATGGCCTAACTTTATAATGACGCCGCCAGTTGACTATCGGATATACGATTTGAAGATTGAACCAGCGAAGAACGAGTATATCACTCTGATTAACACAAACGAGAACAAGGGCGGTAAGATATTTGAACAGATAGCCAAGGCAATGCCAAATAAGCGGTTTTTAGGCGTTTTGGGCAGCTATGATGAGCAATTGGATAGTAAGCTACCAAATCTCAAATTGGTGCCAAATACGAGCAATATAAACCAATATTACAGGCAAACTCGCATCCTTCTTATGCCAAGTGAGTACGAGAGCTGGGGAAGGACGGCAACTGAGGCTATGTGTAGTGGGATTCCGGTGATATGCAGCGAGGCGGAAGGACTGAAAGAGAACTGCGGAAGTGCTGGGATTTACATAAAAGATCGGAATGATATTAAAAGCTGGGTTAACGCGATTAATAAGTTGGATGACAAAAAAGCCTACGAGGAAGCCTCTAGGAAAGCGAAAAGTAGATCCAGAGATCATGACCCGCGCAAAGCATTCGATGAGTTTGAAGGATGGTTCCGAGAAATGGTTAATAAATATTAGTAAAAATGGCGATATATATAAACGGAGTGACGATTGTAGCTGACGCTGTGGTAGAGCCAGTCAGTCTCACGGACGCAAAGAATTGGATGCGAATAGATTATACATCAGATGATTCTTTAATACAAGGACTTCTGAACGCATCAAGAGTACATCTTGAGAAATTGACTGGCCTTTCTTTTGTAAATAAACTAATTAGAACGAATTTTGAATTGACTGGAAGCGTGCCTCATGTGTGGATGATGGATCTGCCATATGGACCGCTGGTGTGCTTGGATGAACTAAAAATGAAAACCGGAGTAAATACTTACAATACTTTGACCAAGAACGAGGACTACGAGGTGATTGGTGGCAAAGTATGGCTTTACGAGCAAGGTATTTACACAGCTCTTTATCAAGGCGGGTTCGGGACATTACCAGAGGACTTGGCAGACGATATCATGGCTTTGACTGCATGGCAGTACGAGAACAGAGGCAAGAAGATGAATGCAGACAGACAAGGCTTAATCAGCCAATATCCTAACTGGGATGGCCTTAATTATCATCAGTATAAAAAGGTAAATATCTAATGGCTGACGGCATTTTCTTCAAAAATCAAAATGCGGCTTTTGATAAATTATTCAAAGACTTGGATAAATATTCAAAAGAAGTCGTTGCTGAATTAGATGCTGAAATGAATGCAGGACTCATAGATATGGAGACACAAGCAAAAACATTTGCGCCAACAAAAACAAATAGACTAAGAAGTTCCATAAATGTTAATAAATTAGAGCCATTAGCATATGAATTGCGTGCAGAAACAGATTATGCCGCATATGTAGAATTTGGGACTGGTCCATATGCTGAATCATATGTACCAAGTTTAGATCCAGAATGGCAAGAATATGCTAAAACATTTCAAAAAAGCAAACCTGGGCATACACCACAAAAACCATTTTTTTATAGAGCAGTGAGAGATGTCTTCCCGATCATGATTGAAAGAATGAAAAAAGTATTAGAACCATAATGAAAGATTGCTCAAATAGCGTTAGAACAATATATATAAATGCCTTAAATGGCAATCTTTCCTATAATGGTAAAGATGTGCCGGTTTATGGCCAAAATCCATTTAGGACTTTGCCACAGAATTATGTCATAATATCTAGCATAACTGAGCAGGCAAGCAATACAAATGATTCATTTGGCAATGTAGTAAGTGTAGATATAGATATTTATAGTGAACAATATAGAGTGAATGATTTATCAGTGGTAGATAATATAGCAGGACAGATTTTAAATTCATTAATACCAGATACCAAAATAGATGGGTTTTCTGATTCTGACTTTATTGTTTATCCTATGTCTAGAACAAATTCATTATATTTACCTTTGTATAACGGGGACAATTATGTTGCTCGTAAAATAATAACAATCAACAATTTAGTAAACCAAAAATAAATAAACAATGGCACAAATTCAAGGTTCTACACAAAGTGTAGATATTGATGTAACTGGCGGTACAGATTTTGATTCTTTGATCTGCCTTCGTACATCTTCAGTAAACGGTACAACTGATTCTACAGTTGAGCAAACCAACTGCGGTACTTTTACCTCAATTGGTAAACCAACAATGTCAGTTGATTTCGATGCAATTTGCGAAACAGCTCCTTCTGCTTCACAAGTTTCTTATGCTGCTTTGCTTACAGCATTCAACAGCGGAACTGAAATCAATGTAAGAGTACAAAACCCAGTTGTTAGTGGTTCATCTGCCGGTGCAGCTTATTATCATCAATTTAAGGGTTATGTAACTTCATTGACATTAAATCAAGCTACAACTGAATTTGTCAATTTCTCTGGAACAATTCAATCTAACGGAGCTATTGACATTACTGCTTAATACTAATTATGAACTATACTACTATTACTATAAATGGTGAAACCATAGGTTTAAAATTTGGTATGGCATCATTTAGATACTTAGAAAATAAATTTGTTGAAGGTAAATCTTTTACAAATGAACAAATTAATGAAATAGGAATTGCTAATATTTTATATAGCGGTTACTATAATAATTGTTTGGTAAAAGATCAGGAGCCAAAATATTCTTTTGAATATTTTATTGATTGGATAGAATCAAATTTAAATAATGAAGAATTAATAATTGAAATTACTAGAGTTATTAATTTTTGGTCAAGCAATGATTTTATAAAGACACAGAACACTGAAGAACAAACAAAAAAAAAGGGTTCTCGTGGGAAGAAATAGAAGCATTTGCATTTGGACAATTATGTCTTAGACCAAAAGAATTTTATGATATAAGCCCTAGACATTTTTCATTAATGCTTAAAGGGTTTGAAGATAAAAAAATTGATTCTTATAAACAGACTAGGTTATTGATGTATACAATGGTTAGGCTCATGGGTGATCCTAAATCTTCTCCAAAATCTCCTGAACAATTATGGAAATTGCCAGGAGATGAAGATATAACTGAAATAAATGAAGAAGAGTATAGAGAAATATTTAAAAGATTAGGAAAATGAGCGCACCAATTTTGAAAGTTGATATACAAGCTAACGCCAAACAGCTAGAATTAGCTATAAATAAGGCTACAGCAAAAATTCAAGAATTAGGTGCAAAAATACAATCTTTACCTAGTGGAGATAAGCAATTTAATAAATTAGCTCGTGAACTAGCTCGGACAGAAAACACTTTTAAGCAATTAGAAAATAGTTATAGTAAATTAGGTTTAGCTACCGATGACATAGCACCTAAATTACAGCAAGTAGGCAATGCAAGTAAAAGTGCTAGAACAGCATTGACTAGCTTATCTTTAACTGTACAAGATTTGCCATTTGGTTTTCTTGGTATACAAAATAACTTACCAGGTATTATTCAAGGTTTTGGTAATTTAACCCAAACCACAAATGGTAAGGTTTTGCCTGCATTAAAAGAAATTGGTAAAAGTCTTTTAGGTCCAGCAGGTATATTTTTAGCATTTAGTGCTGTAACATCAGCTGTTACTATTTTAATACAAAAATATGGCAGTTTAGGAGGTGCAATTGATGCATTATTTAATAAGCAAAATGCATTATCTGCTGAATTTAAAAAAGCAAATGATAGCTACCAAGAATATATAAAAAACCAAAAGACGGTAAGCGAAGTAACTGATAAAGGCACAACTTCACAAAGCGGACAAATTGCTATTGTTGATCAATTAACTAAAAAGGCTACAAATCTCACACTTAGCCAAAAAGAACAAAAGAATGCTCTTTTACAATTACAACAAATAAGCGGTGATTATTACGGTAATTTAAAAATTGGAGCAAATAATGTTGATGCGATTAGGCAAGCTACAATTGAATACACAAAAGCATTACAAGCAAAAGCTAAAATTGAACAATATTCCAATCAAATATCTGATATTGAGTTTCAATTAGCACAACAAAAAAGATTTACAAATCAATTAAAAACATCAAAGGATAGTGCCAATGCAGTATCAAAAGCTAATTTTGATAATGCAATTTCTTTACAAAAATTAGGTATATCGACTTTTTATACAGTTGGCGCAACAGCAAAAGCTAATGAAGAATATAAGCAAAATGAAACTGCAATAAATTCTTTAAATGCTGAAAAGAAAATATATAATGATTTATTAAATCAAGAAGTTGATGCTTTATCTCAGGTTTATAGAGAAACTGATAAACATAATAAAAAAGTTAAAGAAGGTGAAATTTATATACATCAGTTCTCAAAAGCCTATATGGATTGGACTGATAGATTATGGAATGCGCCTTATATAGAAACAGCAAGAAATCTTTCAGCATTTAATTTTGTACTTGACAAAATAGCACAAAGTAGTGAAAATGCTAGAATGGCTACTGATAAATTAAATGTTAGTGTACAAAATTTAATTACAGAAGGGTTTTTAAAAATACAACAAGAGACAGATCTATCATTTGGATTAAAAAGATTTACAGATAATGTTTTTGATAATATAGGTAAAAGAATAAAAGATTTCCAATTAACAGTAAGAAATGTATACCCAGTATTACAATCAACTTTTATTGGACCGATGGAAGATGCATTTAAAAGTTTTTTAGATACTGGAAAATTTGCATTTAAAGAATTTACAAAAGCAGTCTTAGATAGTATAAAACAAATTGTGGCAAGATTAGCAGCTACTGGTATTGTTGCTTCATTGGCAATATTATTAAGTGGTGGATTTGCAGCAGGAACTGGCGTAGCTGGTTTAAAGACATTAGGCGCAGCACTTCTTAGTTCTGTAGGAGCAAATACTGGAGGTCAATTAGGATTGAGGCCAATTGCTAATCCATCATTTGGAGGTATTGGTGCAGGACCTATGGCAATGTCAGGTTCAGTAAATCTTACATTAAGAGGATCTGATTTAGTCGGTGCCTTAAATAGAACAAACACTAATATTAATAGAATTGGCTAGAAGCGAAAAATATAGATTAGAATTTAAGAATGCACAAGGCGATACTTGCACTGTGCAATTCTTATTTGAAGGATGGTCTGGGGCAGTTACATATTTGATTCCAGCAGCAAAGCCATTTACACTTTCAGAATATAACACATCTGAAGATTTATTTAAGCCTTATAGGCCACAACAAGCAACAATTAATATAATAGCGAGCGATTCATCGGTTACGATGGATAGCTTTCTTACAGATAACGATAATGACATAGAAGTTATATTTAGCTTCGGTTCATTTAGCCCATATTGGTATGGGTTTATTTTACAAGATAATTTTCAAGAGACTTGGATAGGCACTAACCATGTGCTTACGCTGACTGCAACAGAGGGAATAGGGCAGCTTGCTGACAAGCAGTTTAGCAACAATGGAGCTGAAGTTGTAGGTAAAATAACACCTTGGACAGCGATAGGATATTGCTTGCAAGAGTCTCCACAGAATCTTGTGCAATCAAGAGTTTACAATAGCTTGTATCATACATCAATGAATAGCACAAACACAGATATGTGTTTGGATCAGTGCTATTTTGATACACGGACTTTTGTACAAGAACCTAAGCAGTATGATAGCAAATTAGAAGTATTAAATAAGATTAATGGCTCTTTTAATCAGACCATGTTCCAATACAAAGGACAATGGTATTTCTTGAGGTTAGAAGATCTTTATATACCTACTAACGAGAATTTAAGAGGATTTAGAAATCAAGTAGGAGGCGGAAGAGCCACTGCAAATAGAAGATATGACGCAAATGTTGGAATAGGACAAAATATGCAACAAATCGCTCCAGATATGTTGCGTTATATCAACAGACGTACAAAGCGTGACACAATTCAGAAAAACTATGAAATGTTTGCTGAATGTGTACCAAATTCATCTTTTACAAGAGGTACACTTGTCAGCCAAAACGCCTCTCTTAGATTGACAACACTTGCCAATTGGGATTTTTATTACGGCACATTGTTAGCACCAGTTGTAAATAGTGGATCATATGGAGTCAGCGAGTTATATGTTGACACAATCTTGAGCGAAAGAAAAGCATTTTTTAGATTGAGGGACAATGAATATACATGGATACAATCTGATTATACTTATATAAGAACACTTGATACAGTCAAATTAACTTTTGACGTAAGATATAAAGATTTTACACCATCAGCAGGCGAATTGCAAGACTATATAAATGACGGTGTTGCAAGTTTGAATGACAAGGATATTATTATTGGAGCCTTATTTTTAGAGACATCATCTGGTGATTTTTGGTTAGATAAAGATGGTAAATGGGTTGCAGACAACGCAGCATTGGATTATCCTACTGCACAAATTAGAATGGTATATGACCCAGTAAAAGATATTTATGCAACAGATTGGCAGACTATTTCTGTGACATCTGAGCCAATGCCTTATGCTGGTAAGTTTAAAATGCAGTTTTGGGGACTACTCAGAGATGGGTATGTTGATAATCAAATAGAGATAAAAAATTTCTCATGTGAAACAATTCCCATATTTAACACAGATGAGAGAAGGTCTAATATTACTGGGCATGAGGTCTACTACGAAAAATCTGACATCCTTAGAAATGAATATACCACTATCACTTATTTAGAGGACAATGTCAGCTATAATTTTAAGGGTAGCTTGTTTGAGTCCGATCAATTGACTTTTACAAATGCAGAGTGGTTTAGATATAGATACAGTTCAGAAAGGTTCCCATTCTTGCAGCAAGCATTGATTCCTTTATGGGAACATAATAGGTATAATCGCAATAAAATAGATGTAAACTGTTTTGGCCTCAAATTCAATAACAATGCAGACCCAATTGGACTTATTAACACGTTTATATTTGTAGATGATGACCCAAATAAGATATATTATGTGTTAAATATGCGTGAGATTGACTTTGACGCAGCTACATGGACAGCTACGCTTATTGAGGTTTATGATAGCACTAAAGACCCTGGTACCAATATTACTAAGACTTTTGAGGCAGATGTGACTACTGGATCTTATAGCTCAACAAATTATGTCCCTTGGACAATTATCAGTGCTGCTGACTTTACACTTGGCGGTACAACAAATATAACCTACAACTCTGCTGTTGCAATAACTGTAAATATATCAGTGAATGTATCTGGAGCTATCACAAGCTCAGGTACAAGCCCAGTGGAATTTAAGTTATATAAAAATGGCTCAGCAATAAATACTGCACAAGTATACATTAATAACAATCCTGAGTATTTTAATGTAGATTTGAGTACAAATGGCGTATCATTAGCAAATGGCGATATTTTAAGTGTTTGGATTGATACAAACATTTATAGCTTGGATCTGACTGGAGGAGAAATGACATTTACTTACACTGCAAGCACTGCACAGACATTTGACACTTATGTTGATAGATATTTAACAAATTAAAAATGGCAGAAGTAGTTACATCGGAAGGTTTAGTTTTGGCTGTCACTAATGCAAGCGGTGGCGTGTTTCCGTTCGCTTGTGCCAAAAATGCCACATTAAGTATTAGTAGGGATACGCTTGAGCTTGCACCCAGGACAAACGGTGTATTCCGCGAGTATATACAAAATAGGATGAGTTTTACGGTTAGCGGCAATGGTCTTATAAAAATGGCCGAAAGCAATATGCAACCTATTACTTTTTTTGATACATTTATAGAGGGTACAGATCAGGAGTTTCTTTGCTATTTGGACATTATCGACAAAACTGGAAACTACAAAGTCTATCAATTCACTGCTTTTATCACTAGCCTCAGCATATCATCAAGCGTCAACGAATTTGGCAGCTATGATTATACGCTTCAAGGGACCGGACCGTTAGTAGAGATTACAAGTGTTGATTCTTATGTAGTAAGCTCCGGCAAGATCACAGCTCGCAGCACAGCTACATTTAAGCTCGTTGCGGTAGGCATTGAAGGCAAATGGTATTACAACTACACAGTCACCAATGAAGGCGGTGGCGTATTCACAATCACTATTGGTACATCGTTTAATGGTAAGACAGTTAAAGCTGCATATATTTCAATATAAAAATGTAATTTTAAGGACAAATGGAAGCGAATTTCTGGTTAGTAATCATCGTTCAGACAATAGCATTAGCAATCAGTGCTGCTAAGATTTATATGGATATGAAAATTAAGGTCAGAGAACATGATCTTAGGCTATTGACTCTTGAAAAAAAAGAGGATGAGACCGTAATCCAATTCAACAAGATTATGGATATGCTCAACGAAATAAAATTACAATTAAAAGATAAAGCTGATAAACAATGATAGGTGAACACAATATGGCTCCAATAAAAAAAGGTGACACATATGTGATCACTTATGCTTTTTATGAGGACGAATGCGAGACAACTCCACTTGATGTAAGTACATATAGTTTCAAGCTGCAAGCAAAGAACAGTGCAGGAACCGTGATGATACAATGGCTCAATGCTGATTTTGTGCAGATCAATAACTACACAAGAAAAGTTACGCTTTCACCAGCTACAACCGCTGGTTATACTGCTGGAGAGTTTATATATGAACTTGAGGTGACAATATCTAGCAATAAATATACTTGGATGCAAGGTTATATTGAAGTTCAAAACCAAGTTACATCGTGATAGTAGTAAAAGTTTCATATAGCTACACAATGCCAGTGATAAAGGTTACTTATGATGTAACCGATATCACTATTGGAAGCGGCTCTAATGCAAGTCCGATTTATGTTAATTTGGACTACAATGCGTCTGGAGCCGCAACGCTGTTGACAAGCGTAGGCTTAACAATGCCTACTGGCTTTAGTGTAGCCAATTCACCACTTGTACAAAGTGGCACTCTTGCGGTAACCTATGCAGCTGGATATAGCCTACCTAGTGACGCTGAACAAGCGGAGTGGGACACTGCATACGATAGGAGCTTGACTGCTGCCTCCGTTAGCGGTACGACAACCAAGACACTTACCCTAACCAAGCAAGACGGCTCTACCTTACAAGCAAGCTGGTCGGACTATGACACCGCACCCGTTACAAGTGTTTTTGGAAGAACGGGAGCGGTGGTTGCAACTGAAGGAGATTATAACCTCGGCCAACTCGGCGATGTTACAATCACTTCACCAAGCACAAACCAAGTGCTTAAGTACAATGGCTCTGCATGGGTGAATGGTACGGACACTGACACTGGGCTTACAAGTGTAGGTCTGACAATGCCAGCCGCATTTACCGTCAGCAATTCGCCTCTTACAAGCAATGGTACAATTGCGGTAACTGGAGCTGGCACAGCTTTACAATATGTCAGAGGAGATGGCACACTCGCAACTTTTCCAACACTTGCAACTGCTGATAAATTAATAACAGAAGTATATAATCAGACCGGTGCTACATTAACAAAAGGCACTATTGTATATATCAATGGTGCGCATGGTAATTTACCAACCGTTACAAAAGCAATTGCAACTGGTGACAACACATCTGCACAAACATATGGTTTTGTGCAAACCGATATTACAAATAATAACAATGGATATGTTGTAGTCTCAGGAAGAATCGGAGACTTAAACACACAAGCGGTAGCAGAAGGCACACAATTATATCTAAGTGGTATTACTGCTGGTGCTTATACAACTACGAAACCTTATGCGCCATTACATTTAGTGTATGTTGGTATTGTAGTAAGATCACATCCAACACAAGGAGTCATTGAGGTTATAATACAGAACGGATATGAGCTGGATGAGCTGCACAATGTAAGTGCGCAAAACCCAGATGATGGCATGATATTGCAATACGTTGCAAGCACAAGCCTATGGACAAAGACAAATACTATTGATTTAGGAACATGGTAATAAAATAAATATGCCAAATACATTAAAGATAAAAAGAGGTACGGCGGCAACAATACCAAATGGTCAACTTGCTGAGCCTTTGTTCACATCTGATACCTATGATTTATACATTGGTAAGGGCAATGGTACAAACCAAAGGTTCCAAAAGTACATTGCTAGCGGTACTTCATCGCAGTTTTTGAAAGGTGATGGATCGCTTGATAGCAATACCTATCAAACTGCGCTTACATTCAGCTCTCCTTTGGTAAACACGAGCGGTACGGTCACTATCAATCAATCTAGCGGTAGTGCAGATGGATATTTGTCAAGTACGGATTGGACTACATTTAATAGCAAGGAGCCAGCCATCACTGCTGGTACTACATCACAATATTATAGAGGAGATAAGACTTTCCAAACTCTAGACACTGCCGCAGTGCCTGAGAACGGAGCGATTTATTTCACCGAGCCAAGGGTAAGAGCAACGGTGCTGACTGGCCTCAATTTAAGCGGTGGCGGCACAATTGCTGCAACTGATAGCATACTTACTGCATTTGGTAAAGTGCAAAATCAGATCAGTGCGCTTGTTGGAGGTGCAACCTATCAAGGCACTTGGAACGCAAACACAAATACTCCAACGCTTGCAAGCGGTACGGGTACAAAGGGATATTATTATGTAGTGAGCGTGGCTGGTAGCACAAACCTAGACGGCATCACAGATTGGAAAGTGGGAGACTGGGCGATCTTTAACGGAACGACTTGGGATAAGGTTGACAATACGGATGCGGTAAGCTCGGTCAATGGCTTTACGGGTGCGGTCAATCTTGCTTTGGACAATATCTCTGATGTGAGTGCGGCATCGCCTACAAATGCGCAATTGTTGCGGTTTAATGGCACAAGCTCACTTTGGGAGAACTGGACACCAACATTTGAGCCAGCTCTGACAAAGGGCAACTTGACTGAAGCCACAAGCTCGGTATTGACCATAACTGGAGGTACGGGTGCGGTGATTGGTAGCGGCACTACTATTGCGGTTGCAAGTGCTGGAGCTGCACAAAATGGTGTAGTAACAACTGGCACACAGACATTTGCAGGAGCAAAGACATTTAATTCTGATATAACTATAAATAGTGTAACTGCTGGTAGAGGTGCTGGCAATGATTCATCAAATACCGTTTTTGGAAATAGTGCATTAGGTGGAAGTACAGCATCAGTTGCTGGAAATACTGCTATTGGTAGCGGATCATTAGGTTCAAATACAAGTGGATTTGGCAACACTGCGCTTGGTTTTGGTTCTTTAGGTCAAAATACAACTGGTCAAAGCAATACTGCAATTGGTGTGACTGCTGGTCAATTAATTATAGGTAGTTATAACACATTTGTAGGTAGGCAAGCATTTAGTCAAGCTACAAGTGGTAGTAATAATACTATCATAGGTTATGCTGCTGGTATTGACATTACAAGTGGATCAAACAATACACTTATTGGAGGTTACACTGGCCCAGCTAGTGCATTGAGTGGAAACGTAATTATATCTGATGGGTCAGGTAATATAAGATTCTTACACAATGGTACAAATGGCAAATTGCCATTCTTGACATCAAACGGCTTTGTAAAGACAAGTGGTGGGGATGGTACATTAAGTGTCGACACAAATACATATCTTACAACATCAAGTGCGGCATCTACATATTTACCTTTAACCGGCGGCACTCTCACTGGCGCATTAAGCGGAACGAGTGCTACGTTTAGTGGTAATGTTGAAATTGGTAATACATCAGGTTCAGCTATTAATAGTGCAAGTGGTCTTGGAAATTTAGTTGTCGGAAATGGTGGAGCGTCATCGCAAGGTATTACTATTTATACTGGCGCATCTACTTATGGTGGTTTAAATTTTGCAGATGCAACAACAGGTGGAGGTGCTTATGCTGGGTACATTAAGTTTGACCATAGCGATAACTCAATGGGATTTTTTATTGGTAATGTATCTCGTTTATCAATCGCCTCAACTGGCGCAGCTACGTTTAGTTCGAGTGTTTATTCAAGTGGTTCATTACAAGTAGCTCCAACTACATCAACAGGAATGATAGGTGTTGGTGATAATTTTGGTGGAAATATGAACGCTGGGATATACAGAGGAGGAGCAGGTGTTACAACATCTGGTAATTATCTAAATATTGGAGGATATGATGGTGTAGTAATTACAACTGGAAATGCTGCACTTGGTTCACAAACTACAAGACTCACAATCTCCTCAACCGGCGCAGCTACGTTTAGTTCGAGTGTGACGGCTGGAACAGAGTTTATTACTTCTGGAGCGTATGGTTTCAAATCATATTTTGGTACAGTTGCTGGAGGTAGTTTTATGGTATTTTCTTCAGGTATATATAGTTCATTTGATGGTATATATCAAGCATCTGGAGCAACAAGGGATTTTGGTATTTGGTTAAATGGTGGTACTATCAATGACCCAAAGTTTGTCATTAAAAATGGCGGCAACGTCGGCATCGGGACTACTGCGCCGAATAGATTATTAGATGTTAATGGAGTAATAAGAACACAAAATTCAGGTTCAGCAGGAGCACCAGCTATTGAATTAGGTACATCTGCACAAGGCAATGGATTATTTTATCCTAATACAAATACTATTGCAATAGCTACAAATGATACCGAACGCATGCGCATCACGAGTGGGGGGAATGTGGCTATTGGAAATACAACTACAAGCAATAGATTACTTGTAAAAGGTGGGTTATTCCCAGTAAGAGTAGAGCCGACTGGCTCAAGTACTGATGGTACTTCAATAGAATTAGGATATAATGGTATAACATTTAATTCAAGTGCAGCATCATATAAAACATTTACAATACAAAATGCACTAAATGATGCAAGCGCAGATTTAAATATATTAAATGGAGCAGGAACTGGGATTACATTAAAGAATAGCGGCAATGTCGGCATCGGGACTACTTCGCCAAATATTGGCAATTATGGAGCTAATGGCAGAATATTAACAGTACAAGGTGTATCTGGTTCTTATGGTGTTTTAGAATTAACATCAAATTCAGCAAATGCTGATGCAACTGCTATTGGTAGATTAGATTTCGGTAGTGATGGACAAGCATCTGGATATAAAGCAATTTCTTCAATCGCTTCTTTTTTATCGGGTTCAACAAGTACAAAGTATGGAGCAGATTTAAGATTTTATACAAGAGATAATAATGCTGCATCTGGAGACCCTACCGAACGCATGCGCATCACGAGTGGGGGGGCAACACAAATTAAAGGAACAATACAAACATATACAATTGGTTCTACTACAACACTCGGGCCGACTTATAAGTGGGGTAACAGAGTCGCTGGCACTTGTAGTGTAAGCACTACGGCATATCTTGAAGTAGAGGTTGGAGGTACAATATATTATTTAGCATTTGCAAACCCAAGTTAAAATAAAAAATATGAAATTAATACAAGAAATAACTATTTGGAATAACGGACAATCAAAGCAGGGTAAAATATTAGACGCTTTTGTAGTAAGTTTAACATTAAATACAGAGGCAGTATTTTATTACAATATTTATTGTCAAAATGAAGATGGCAGTAAAGGAGAAAAATTATTAGAAGGTAGAAATCTTATTATGCCTACCGAGCAGTACCTACAATGGGATCAAGATGAGTTTGCTTGGGATTTTGTGGCAAGCTCACTTAATCTTGTTATCACTGGTAATTATGTTGCTCCGCAGCCAGTAGAGGAAATTCAGCCAATTTCAGAAGAAAACGCTTAAATTAGCAAAAAACAAATACTATGACTTACAGAGATTTACTTATTCTCGTTGAGAACATTAAACTCAACATCGGCAATCAAGAGACAAAAGGACAAAAGAAGCTCTTTAAAATTTACGAAAAGCTCAAGCCGTCTATTTATGAGTTCCAAGCAAAGATTGAAGATGCAAGGCTAGACAATGCTGCCGTAGATGAGAAAGGCAATTTGATCCTAAATGACAAAGGCGAGTATAACTTTAACAAAGAAGGGCTAAAGAAGCTGAAAGCCGAGCTGAAGAAGATTGAAGATAGTGAGTTTGAGTTCAAGAAGATAGAGGTGGCAAACCTAGAAGGATTGCAACCATACTGGTTCTTGGCGGATTTTGTAAACGGCGTAGAGTTCATCATGCCCGAAAAACAAGAAGAAGAAGAGCTTTGAGAATTAACCGATCATATATAACGAATTTCGACCAGATTCTCGAT